ATGCAGAACGATGACATTCTCCCCCGCTTCGAACGCTGGCTCCTCTCGAGCGACCGCGCGGATGGGACCGTGAGCCTGCGCATGCGGCACGTGCGCATGCTCGCCCGCCGCGTCACACTCACGCTCGCCGAGCAGGACCACATCACGACGGCGCTGGCCGAGTGCCGGCACATGGCGAAGAACACGCGGCACTCGATCCTCAGCTCATGGAAGCTGTTCTACAGGTGGGCGGCGGCGTCGAAGCTCGTCATGCACGACCCGACCGTGCTCGTCGAGCAGTTCCGCGTGCCGGACCGCGCGCCGCGCGTGGCGCCCGACCGCGACATCGAGGTCGCGCTGCTCGGGTGCGACGCGCAACAGCGCGCGATGGTCATGCTCGCCCGGTACGCCTGCCTGCGGCTCACGGAGCTGACGACGCTGCACATGCGCGAGCGGCAGGGCGACCGGCTGCGGATCGTCGGCAAGGGCGACAAGGAGCGCTTCGTGTACATCAACGCCGAGCTGGCGGCCGCGCTCGACGCGCTCGAGCGGACCCAGCCGCACGGGTTCTACTTCCCCGGCCGGTTCGACCCGAGCAAGCCGATGCACCAGCAATCGGTGAACAAGATCATCACGCGCGTGACGGGCTGGAACCCGCACTCGCTGAGGCACGCCGGCGCGACGGCTGCGTACCTCGCGACGCGCGACCTCGAGAGCGTGCGGAAGATGCTCGGGCACGCGAACATCTCGACGACGCAACGCTACCTGCACGTCGACGAGGACTCGATGCGGGCGATCGCCGCGGCGACGCTCATCCGGCCCAGGCGGTCGCTCGCGGCGTAGAAGCCTGGCTCTATGCTGAGGGGCATGACGCGGAAGGCTTGGATCCTGTGGGGGTCGCTCGCGGCCGCCCTCGCGGTCGTGATCGTGCTGCTCGTGGTGCTGCTCGGCGCGATGCAGCGCCAGGCGCTCGAGGCCGACTACCGGGCGTGCCTCGCATCGTACGGCGTGCCAGGCTCCGCGAGCGTCGACGAGACTGCCGACGCCGCGGAGCGCTGCCACGCGGCCGTCTACGGCTGAGGCGCGTAGTCCTCGGGGATGCCCCGGGCGAGCATCGTGAGCGCGGAGGCGGTGCCGGCGAGCACCGCGGTCGCGATCGCGCCGAGCGCGCCGAGGCCGACGCCGGCGAGCCAGTCGCCGGTGAGGGTGATCGCGATCGCGCCGGTCGGGATCGCCGCGGCGAGCGATTGGCAGCCGGTGCGGATGAAGCCGCGCGCGGCGGCCTTCTTGGCGTCTGCGGGGATGAGGTTCACGGTGGGCTCCTTAGTCGAACAGGCCGGGCGGGGGTGCCGGCGGGGGTGGTCCGAGGTCGCGGTAGATGTGGTCGATGAGCTGACGGTTGTGGGTCCAGAGCAGGTGGTTGTCGCGCTGCCACTTGGAGAGCTGCACGGCGAGGGTGATCCCGCCGGCGATGAGCGCGGAGAGGACGACGCCGACGAACGCGAGGCCGGCGACAACGAGGGTGTCGGCGATCACCCGTCCGCGTCCTCGATCGCCGCGTCGATGCGGGCGGTGACGGTGCCCTTGCGGCCGTACCGATCCGCGTCTCGGAGCGAGTCGTACAGCACGGTCACTCGCTCGAGCGTCTTCTTGGCGCTGTCCACGAGGCCGGCGAGCTGCTTCTCGAGCCGCTCCACGACGGTGCCCTTGCGGCCGTACCGATCCGCGTCGCGCTGCGCGGTCCACAGCACGGTCACACGGTCGTGCAGCTCCTTGAGCATCCTTCGCTCGTCGTCGTTCAATTCGTCCTCCTCGAGTCGCCAGATGCCGTCCGCGCCGCGCACGAGGGCGACGTGCTCGTGCCGGTGGTTGTCGCGGTTGGGGTCGTATTCGTAGTGCCAGGGCTCGACGAGCGTGTAGACGCCGTTGACCCATCGGTAGACGGTGTGGAACCATCCGTGATCGTTGAGCACGGCGGTGATCTGCTCGTCGGTGTCGATCGCGTAGCCGATCAGGTGGCGGGCACGCTCGGTGTCGTCGGGGTGGGCGGCGATGGGCGCCCACGGGCCGCCTGCGAGGTGTGCCTGGTAGTCGTCCCAGTACCGTTGCTGCTTCGCTCGGGTGCGTAGAGCCTCGTTGATGTCGAGCAGGTGCCCGATCTGCCGGTCGATGCGGTGCAGCGATCTCCCCGGCTCGAGCGCGAGCCGCCCACGACCGCCACCGAGGTCTACGAGCTCGAGGGAGCCGCCCACGTCAGTCCGCCTCCTCGAGCCGCGCGATCCGCGCGCGAAGGTCGTCGACGAGCGCGATGAGCTGCGAGTTCTGTGCGATGAGCAGGGCGATGAAGTCGATCGAGTCGGGCCGGCCGTCCTCGTCGCGCACGACGAAGGCGGCCTGATCGTGGTGCTCGGCGAGTCGTTCTGCGATCCACCCGTAGCGCCAGGTGCCGTCCCCGTCACGCATCTGGAAGCGGTGCAGGGCGGGGAAGATGTCGCCGAGGTCGGCGGGGTCGATCTCGGTGATCTGCTCCTTGTAGCGCTCGCTGGACGCGCCGCGCGAGATCCGCCCGTCTCCGTTGAGGTAGGCGACCGCGTACTGGACGTTGGCGGGCGAGGCGTTCGGCAGGAAGATGTCGCCGGTGACGACGCCGCCGGATGTGTTCAGCTTGCCGTTGAGTCCTCCCCGGACGTCGTTGATCCCACCTTGGAGGGTGTCGATGCTGTCTTGAAGCCCATCGATTCGACTGATCGGCAGCGTCGGGATATAGGCGGGGTTCATCGCGCCCGCGCCTCGCCTGAGCGCGCCGTTCGAGCCGACGACGACGAGGCCGTTGGCCTCGGTGGGTGCGGTGTTGCTGTAGACGTTGCTCACGCCCGTGCCGCCGCGCACGGTGGGCAGAATGCCCTTCGTGATGTTGCCCGCGTCGTCGGCGCCGAGCGCGGCGCGGGCGGCCGCGGCGGTCGTCTGCCCGGTGCCGCCCTTCTCGATCGGGGTGACGGCGGATGTGCGCTGCGCGATGTAGTCCCGTGTCTTGGTGATCTCGTCCGCGCCGTTGCGTCGGTCCTCGGTGGGCAGGACGATGTCCATGCCGGCCGCGAGGGCGTCGTCTCCTAGTGCCATGTCAGATCTCCTCTGCTTCCCACGACGCGCCGACCGGCGAGTCGTTCCATGTCTCCCCCGGCGGGATGAGCGCCCATGCTGCGGGGATCGTGTCGGTGGCCCGCGCGGTGAGCGTCATCTGGTCGGCGTCGAAGTCGAACCGGATGGCTTGCGCGGTGCCGATGATCGGTGGCTCGTCGGACAGGTAGAGCGCGGCCGGCTGGTCCGCGACGGCGCCCCACGCGGCCGGCATGGTGACGGAGATGTTGCGGCCCCGACCGGCCGCGCGCCGCACGGCGTAGGCGGCGAAGCCCGGCCCTGGCCATGCCGCGGCGAACTCGAACAGTCGAGTCCGCGTGGGGGTAGGCGAGGCAGCGTAGGTGTCGGAGCGTTGGCGTTGCAGATCGCCGTCGAGCCAGGTGTATCGCGCGACGGCCGCGTCGAACCACTCGTCGTCGCGGGAGATGTCGACGTCGCCGTCGACGAGGTTGACGCCCTCTCGCGCGATGACGAGCCCCGGGGCGGCGTAGGCCTCGTCGCGCAGGGTCCACACGCGCGCCTCGTCGCACACGAGTCGGAACCCGGCGGCTTGCGTCAGCGTGCGGAGGAACTCGTAGGCCGACTGCCCGGCGGTCCACACGAGAGCCTCGGGATCGGGCGCGTCGCGCCGTGGCACACGCCGGGAGGGCGACGCGTTCGCGGCGTCGACCCATTCGTAGAGGTAGTCGACCGTGGCCGCGGTGCCGCCGTCGAAGAATCCGGGGTCGAACGGCCCGCCCGTGAGGATCGCCGCGTCGACGTGCATGGCGACGCCGGTGGCCGTCGACGTGCCGTGCACGACCATTCCCACCCGCACAGCACCCTTGGGCGCCGTGCCTATCGCGACGATCCGCTGGAAGGTGGTGGTGAGGCGGATGTCGGCGCTGTCCGACCATCCGATGATGTTGCCGGCATCGTTGAACCACGCGAGGCGGATACGTGCCGAAACGGCCGGGGTCGAGGGCGTGCGCGCCCATGCCGCGCCGACGACGCTGTCGCCGGGCCGAACGGTGCGGGGAGCTCCATCGGCGTCGGGCGTTGCCTGCGGCCAGACCTGGAAGGCCGTGGCGACGCTGTTGTTGCCCTGGACGTATCCGGTGACACCGCCGACCCCGCCGCCGGTGGCGTGTGTGAGGGTGCAGTTTCGCGCGAACCAGTGGGCCGCGTTGGTCGCGGCGTTGGGGTTGCGCAGGTCGTTGGTCGCGTCCCAGAGCGGTGTCGTGTCGGCGTCAACGCTGGGATGGTCTGCCAGCTGCGCGCCGGGGATCGCCGCGCCGAGCACGTAGTCGACGACATCTCGCAGGGAGGCGGCAAACTGCAGCGGCGTCTGGTCGTCGACGAGCGGCGCGTAGTCGAGCAGGATCGCCTCGTCGGAGGCCAGGTCGAGCTGCAGCGTGCCGTCACGGAAGCGCCTCGGCCGCCGGCGAAGTCCGAGATCGAACGTGCGCACGCCGGCGCCGTTGACACTCACGTGCACCCGGATGCGGGGCGACAGTCGGGGGTCGAGTCGTGCGAGCACGTCGGCGGGCGGCACGCCGATCTCGATGGTGCCCATAACGTGCGGAGCCCGACCGGCGTCGACGTCGACGTAGCCTCCCGGCTTGCGACCGAGAGCGATGTCGGGCTCGCCGATCAGGACGACGTCAACCACGGTCGCGCGGATCACAAGGTGACCTCCCGCCACGACAAGGTGAATGTCCACGGCGCGAGGGCGGCCGGGTCCTGCTCGAGGCGGCCAGTGCCGACCGGGACGTACGCGGCGGGCAACCAGGGCATGTCATCCGTCTCGACGAGGAACACGGACGCGGCGCGGTGCAGCTCGAGCGCGGCGTGCGCGTCCTCGAACGTGACGAAGAACAGGCGCATCTCTCCCGATACCGAGCGCGCCGGTCGCAGGGTGACGTCGGGCATTCCGGAGGGTCGGCCCGGGATGTCGTGCAGGATCGTCCCGAAGTCGACGCTCTCGGTCCACGGGAGGACCGTGGCCGGCGTGATGCTCGCGTTGTCGCTGTAGCGGGTGATCGTCGTGCTCATCGGAGATCCACATACGTCGGGCCGCCGACGACCTTCACGCGGGCTGTCTTGACAGTCGGTGTCCACTGGTCGTAGGCGCTGGTGTCGAGCTGCACGGTGCCCTTGACGACGACGGCCTTCTCGGCGGGGATGTCGTCGAGGTCGCCCTTGAAGCCGTCGAGGTTGTCGGTGGCTTGCCCGGTGCGGGCGTCGATCATGATCTGCTTGCCGTCCGGCAGCGTGTAGACCTTGTTCCCGAGCTCGTCGACCTGGATCGTCGCGCCCGAGGCGCTGTCGATGATCCCGAGGAGCGCGTCGGAGACGTTGCGGGCGCGCTCGGCACCGGCGTCCATCTCGCCAGTGAGCTGCTCCCACGCCTTCTCTCCGTCGAGCACCTCCTGCCGGAGGCGCCCCATGTCGCCCCGTGCTTCGTCGGCCTGGAATCCGCCCTCGGCCATGAACGCGTTGAGCTCCGCTTGCTTCTCGCCGAGGGCACGCTCAGCAACCTCGAGCGCGGTCGCGTCGCCAGCCATGGCGCGCATCGCAGTGCCCACGGTGATACCCCAGTTCTCGGCGTTCGTCTCGGCCTCTTTGTAGCGCTCGGGGTCGGTGGCGATCTCCTGCACGCCCGCCACGAGTTCGGCCGAATCGATGATCCGGCCGCCGGCGCGGATGAACGCGTCGGCCCAGTCAGCCGCGCGCTGCTCGGACTCCTCCTGCGCCTTCTGCACGTCCTCGAACCCGGCCACCGCCATGCCGATACCGGCGGCCGCGGCGAGGCCGGCGATCGCTCCCGCGGGCCCGAAGCCGGCGAAGGCGTTGGCGGCGACCTCCTGGAAGGCGTCGGCGATGCTCTCCGCGCTGCCGTCGAAGCTCGCCGCGGCCTCGCGCGCGGTCGAGTTCGCCTCGTCCTTGAACTCCTGCGCGCCCTCCTCGGCGCGCCGCATGCCGTCGCGCATGTCGTCGCCCGCGTCGCGGCCGGCATCGCCGGCGCGCTCGGTGGCGCGCTGCACGTCGCGCATCTCATCCTCGACCTTGCGGGCCGCGTCGTAGACGTCGTCGAACTCGCGACTGAAGATGTCGAGGTCGCGCGCCGCGGTGTCGTTCAGCTTCTCGACGGCGCCCTCGAGGTCCTTGAGCGCGCGCTCGGCGTCCTCGGAGCCGTCGAGCACGCCGCGGCTGTTGAGGAGGACATTGATCTCGATGGGGCTGCTGGCCACGGGAGCCCTCCTATCTGATCTTCTCGATCTGCTCGTGTGCGGTGCGGATGATGGTCTGGACCCAGAGCGCCGCGACTCGGGGGATCATCTCGGAGGCGGTCGGGTAGACGACGTGCCCCTTGCGGCGGTACGGGCCGAACTGCCGCTTGGTGCGGCGGCGCACGCGCGCGGTTCCGCCGCTGCGGGTGCGGCGCGTGTACTCGGTGTACGTCTCCTGGCTCGCGCCGAACTCGGTCTCGCGCGGGAACTTGCCCGCTTTGCCGGCGCGGAGCCGGACGCCCCGGTCGGTGATGTACGCGGCCGAGGGGCCGACGAGTCGGCTGTGGTAGATCCGGTCGCCGGGCGCGTGCTCGGCGAGCCCGCTCTTCCACTCGGGCTGGATGACGCGCTTGGAGCGCTGACGGATCTGCTTGGCCACCTCGTTCGGGATCGCCGCGACGAGGCGGATCGCGGCGACGAGCGTCGCGCTGCGTTCGACGTCGAGTCTCACGAGGTGGCCAAGCGGTCCGTCAGGATGCGGTCGGGAACGTCGGGACGGGCTCGCCCTTGAGGGGGAACCCGAGCGTGTTCTGCGCGACGGCGCCGATGGTGCCGCCGACGCCGACGCCGAGCGGGGCGGTGCAGTCGAACGCCCACGACGTGCCGCCGGCCTTCGGCGCGATGACGACCTCGAGGTCCTCGCCGCGGTGCGCCCACAGGAACCGGGACAGGCCGTCCGGCTTGTCGAAGTCCTGCGGGGTCGTGACCTCCCAGTTCCACGTGCCCGGGGTCGGGAACGTGTACGTCGCGTCCTTCGTGCCGCCCTGGTAGGTGACGGCGCTGCCGGGGCTGTAGACCAGCTCGGAGCGGTTGAAGTAGTCCTCGTAGTTGTCGGCGGCGGCGGTGCTGCCCTTGACCTTGATGGTCACGGTGGTGTCGATGAGAACGATGGGCTCGGGCTTGATCTTGGCCATGACGGCTACTCCTCGGTCGGGGCGATCTTCTTGGGGTTGGCGGCGACGGTGACGGTGACCTTCCACCCGGTGTAGGTCTGCTCGAACACGGTCTTGGTCGCGCTGAGGCTGTAGAACTTCTTGGCGGCGAGCAGCGCGAAGTAGAGGTCGACGAGCGCGTCGTCGGCGGCGGCCTCGCCCTTGCGCACGTCGGTCAGGTGGGTGGCGACGCACACGTCCATCTGCGCCGCGACGACGCCGATCACAGGGTTGATGTCGGGCAGCGGGGCGAGGCCCGTGTACTCGATCCACACGACCGGCGCGGACAGGGTCCGGTCGAGCGTGGGGATGCCGCTCTCGAACCGCCACCCCTTGGGGAGTAGCGGCTTGAGGTGCTCGGTCACGTAGGCGCGGATCGCGCCGAGCTCGGTGAGGTCGGACTCAGAGGGCATGGCTGTACCCGCTCACGGGCCGGATGATCTGCTTGATGGTCTTGTCGAGCGGGCGCGGCGTGAACGTGTACCCGTCCACGCCGGCGTCGCCGCTGGACGACACGCGCCCGGCGTTCCAGAGGTTGATCGCCTGCTGGAGCTGCGCGAGCACGAGGTTGAAGGGCGGCTCGGGCGCGGCCGGCAGCTCGAGCACGGCGAGCACCGCGTCGAGCTTGTCGGCCGCGCCGAGCGTGGTGAGCAGCTCGGCGACCTGCGTCGCCGGGGCGAGGGCGGGAGCGTAGTCGAGCACCTGCATCCGCGCCGTGTCGAGGATGAACCCGAGCACCTCGAGGTTCTCGATCGGTGCGTCCGGCCACGCGTCGAGGATGCGTCCCTCGTCGGCGGTGGTGTACCAGGTGGGCATGTCGTGCGCTCCCGCCGTGCTTAGGCGCCGGCGGTGTCGGCGACGCCGATGTGGACGACGGCCTCGGGGCGGACGACGAACCGCTGGAGGTAGCCGTGGATCGCCCGGTCGACGCCACCGCGCGCGAGGTCGAGCGCGTTGATGTGGAGCGGCCCTCCGGGCAGCTCGTCGAACTCGACGGCGCTGCCGGCGCCCACGATGACCGAGGGCGTGTTCTCGATGCCGGTGTCGCCCTGCACGAGGCGGATGCCGTCCGCCGAGCCGGTGCCGTCGGTCGAGGCGGTGAACGAGACGAACTCGGGGATGAGGTCCTTGGGCGTGTAGATGAGCTGCTCGAACGCGGCCTCGTTGGCGATTGCGAACGTCGGCACGTCGCGGCGCCCGTCGGCCTTCTTGGCCTTGACGGCGAGGATGCCCTGGATGAGCTGGCCGAGCGCGTTGCCGTAGTCGTGGCCGTCGACGCCCGGGTACGTCTTGGGCGCGATCGGCGTGCCGGCGACGCTCACCCAGGTCTGGAGGGCGATGAGGTCGGACCAGACGAGGTGGTCCTCGATGACGAGCTTGAAGAACGCCTCGACGACCTCGGCGCCGCCGGGGAGGTCGAAGAACTCGCGGGCGATGTCGTTGCCGAACGCGAAGCGGAACAGCTCGGATGCGGCCGACTCGGTGAAGCCGCCGCCGCTGGGGATCGCGGTCTTGTTGCCGGACCACGTGCCGTCGAAGTGGTCGACGGGCGTGGAGCTGGTGCCGCGGCGGACCTTGTAGCCCTTCTTGCCGCCGGCGCTGATGTCGGTGCCGAGCTTGCCGAGGGTGATGTACTCGCGGACGTACGGGATGCCCTGGTAGAGCTGGCCAAGCCAGTTGGGCTGGATGACGTCGCCGCCGGTGGGCAGCGAGCCGGTGCCGCTGATCTTGATGTCGTTCAGCGCGGCGAGCACGCCGGCGGCGCTCTCGGCGCTGGGGTTGGCCTTGACCTCGGCGAACGCCGCGAACACGGGGCGCAGGTCGACGGGGCGCTCGGTGGTGGTGGCGGCGGGCGCGCCCGGCCGCTGCGTGACGGGAATGGCGGATGCGGACACTTCGGTCTCCTCGGGGTCGGTGTCGTCGTCGCTCGCGGGCTCCTCGCTCGCGGGCTCGTCGGTGATGGTCGTGGTGGTGTGGATGGTGGTCTCGGTGCCGCCGCCGGCGGTCGGCTCGGTGCTGACGGTGCTCTCCTCGACGCGCCGCCACTTGTTGCCGTTCTCGTCGACGTACTCGGTGATGTGCGTCTCCTCGGTGTCGGCGGCGAGCACGCCCGCGGAGGGGAACGCGCCGCGCTCGACGAGGGCGGCGCCGGCGAGATGGCCGCCGGTGGCCTTGCCTGCCTTGATGCCGGTGCGGAACTCGCCGGACAGGCAGCGCCGCTTGCCGTTGGGGTCGCGGGCGTCGGCGAGGGCGGCGTCGCCCTCGGGGGTGTTGGCGATCGCGAAGCTGGCGAAGATGCCGCGTTCCTCCTCCCACACGCGCGTCGCGCGGCCGATGGGCGAGAACCGGTCGTGGTCGAGGTTGATGCCGACGACGACGGGATCCGAGGGGAGCTTGATGACGCCGGCCTCGACTTCGAACTGGCCGACGTTGGTGCGGCCGAGCTCGCCGTACGGGACGAGGAGGCCGGTGATGGTGCGGTCCTCGAGGTTCGCGAGAACCTCGCCGCCCTCGATCTCGATCATGTCCATGTGCGTTTCAGTCCTCGCTCGTGGGGTTGGTGGTGGGCTGCGGGAGCGCGTGCAGGAAGCTCAGGTCGCCGCGGATCGACAGGCCGGGTGCGCACACGTCGTCGAGGGAGAGGCGCGCCTCGAACGCCTGCGTGATCCGCTTGGGCAGGCCGTAGTCCCATGCCTCGGCGCGAGAGGCGCCGTTCTGGACGCCGGTGTAGCGCATCTCGGTGCCGCCGCCGCTGCCGCCTTGGCGGACGCCCTCGATCATCGACGCGGGGATGCCGGCGTGGTTGGCGACGTCGAGTCGGATCGCGTTGCGTCCGGTCTCGTAGAGGTCGACCTGGACCTGGCCGGGCATGTCGACGGTGACGTAGTCGGGCTTGAGCGCGGTGGATCCGCCGGCGCGCGAGCGGCCCTCGTTCCACTGCTTGCGGAAGTCGGCGCGCTCGTTCTCGGACCAGCTGTCCCAGATGTCGCCGCGGAGCGTGAGAACGGTGAGGGGGACGGGGTTGTCGAGGCGGTCCTGGTAGGCGGCCTCGATCTTGCGGGCCTGCTTGAGGGTGTCGAGCCCGTCGACGAGCAGGCCGTTGTCGCCGTAGCCGAGCGGGATCGCCACCGGGTGCGCGTGGTACTCGGCCGGGACCCTCTCGTCGATGATGATCGCGCCGGTGTCCTCGTCGACCTTCCACAGTCCGAACGGGATGTGCAGGCAGTCGCTGTTGTCCTCGGTGAAGCCGAGCAGCGCCCACCCGTAGAAGAACAGGTCGGACGCGACGCCGTACCGGCGGTGGTACGGCGAGACGCCGCTGCGGCTGTCGGTCAGCCACTCGGGCTGCTTGGTGGTCCGCTCGTCGCCGTCCATCTGGTAGAACTCGATGCCGGCGAACATGCCGCAGACGATGCCGTGTGCGCGCTTCACGCCGGGGATGCGGAGCGCGGTCTCGCGGGTGAGGGGGACGGCGCCCTTGCGGATCTCCTCGGGCAGCGCGTCGATCGCGAACGTGACGAGCGTGTCCTGCGGTGACCAGGGCGACGAGATGGTCGCGGCGATCCCCGCGGTCGGCGGCTGGAGCAGCTCGGCTGCGGCGCGCGAGCCGTACGCGGCGTCGATGTTTCGTCCGAAGATTCCCACGAACACAGATCGTCCGGAGAATCGACGACATCTCAGCTCGTGGCGCGTGATCCTCGGCGTGTCGTCTGTCGCATGGCGTCGAATCGGGCGCGCGCGGGAGCCACGTCGTGCACGTTGATCTTGTGCTCGATGCCGCGCTCGCGGGCGTCGTCGAGGCTGAACGCGAACGCCGACCAGTGCGGGCAGCGCGTGCAGGTGGTGACGACGGAGAGGGGCGAGACGTCGTGACGGATCATGCGAACTCCAAGGCGGTCGACGGCTTGACGGGGGTGGGTGTCTGGTCGAGGTAGTGCAGGGCGAGGGCGACCGCCTCGAGGGGTGACACGTCGGCCTCGGGGTCGGACTTGGGCGGGCCGAACCGGAACGTGCCGTAGTTGCCGAACGCCTGGCGTGTCGCGATGCGCGCGGCCTTCTCGAGCGCGTCGTGGTGGAACAGCACGACGTCGCCGAGCTCGAGGCCGCGGAGCAGGCCGACCGTGGACTGCGGGATGTCGGCGGGCTTGGACGGCTTGAGCGTGGGGCGCGGCGAGGCGGTCGCGATCTTCTTCTCGGCGATCTCCTCGGTGTACCCGCGCTTGTCGTACCAGAGCGTCGCGCGTCGCCGGCGGATGCGGAGCAGCACCTCGCGCTCGACGTTCGACGTGCCGGTCTGGTGCCACCACAGCGCGGCCGCGCGGCGCTTCGGACGCTCGCGCTCCCCGGCTAGCTCGAGCGCTTCGCTCACGAGGTCGGTGGGCTCGTCGTACTCCCACGCGATCGCGAGCGACGCGGAGTGTCCGAGGTGGTGCACCTTGAACGCGGTCGCGAACCGGGCCGGCAGCTCGGCGGGGAACGGCTCGCGGGTGAGCGCGCGCTCGAGCTGCGCCGGCGGGATCACGACGTCGGCCGCGCCCTCGAAGCCGAACTGCCCGCCGTACTCGAGCAGGAAGTCGTCGAGCTTCCATCGGTCGAACGATCGCTTGACGGCGGTGACGGGCGTGGTGAAGCCGACGCCGGGGTGGGTGGCCTCGACGTGCTCGCGCATGCGCCCGCCGGTGGCGCCGGTGAGCGGGTGCGGGATGTCCGGCTCCCACGAGGCCAGCTCGGCGCGGTCGGTGTTCTCGGGGATCCCGTGCCACAGGACCGCGGCGTCCTCGTCGTGCAGCGCCTCCCACAGGAGATTCCCCGTGCGCCACTTCTGCCCGGTCCCGGCGAGCACGAACTGCGCGCCGATCTTCGTGTCCATCGTCGGGATGACGGCGCGGGTGACGTCCTCGCCCTGCTCGAGGTCCGCCTCGGCCGCCTCGTCGCCGAACGCGAAGTCGAAGCCGCCCGACCGGAACCCCTCACCGTTGGGCGTGTAGACGTTCAGCCGCGAGCCGGTCGCGCGGAACTCGAGGTGCTCGGTGCCCTTGCCCACGTTGATGACGATCGGGCTCGTCTTGCGCGAGGGGAACAGACGGTCGAGGTGCGTGACGATGTCGGCCCGGAACCGCTCCCCCGCCTTCGCCCCCGTCGTGAACATCGTCCACCCGACCGTGTAGTCCTCGCGGTGCCAGCAGCGCCCGAGCATGACGGCCTGCACGCCGGTCGTCTTGGTCGACCGGCGCGGCTCGAAGATCGCGTTCATGAACTTGCCGGCGGCGAGCAGGTCCGCGACCATGAGCTGCATCGGCGACGGCCCCATCCCCCCATCGCCCGCGCGCTGCCGCTCGTCGAGGCGGAGCAGCCGCGCCCCCGTGATGAACTCGCCGCGCGACTGCTCGGTCGTGACCAGCGTGTCGAGGCGGATCGGCACGAGGTGCTCGATGCGCGAACGCCACTCGAGCCAGTTCGCTTCGCTGCGAAGGTCCGCGAGAGTCGGTGTCGCGGTCATGAGAACCTCCAGTTCAGGGGGGGAAATTGCTCTTGGAGCCGTAGGCGGGGGTTGCAACGGCCTGACAAAAAGACCGGCGTCACCATGGCGCGAGCCTCGATCGGTCGACGGTCGGGCGCGGGCGGCGAGGCTCGCCGCGGCGCGCGTTCGTGATCGCCGCGCCTCGCCGGCCGCCGTCGCTGCGGTTGCAGCGCACGCACTCGGGCGCGAGGTTCTCGCGACCGTGCCCGCCGTGCGCGTCGAGGTGGCCGACGTCGAAGCGGGCGCCGGGCTCGAGGATGCAGCCGCGTCGCCAGCACCGAACCTCGGTGCCGAGCCGCCACGCCTGCCGGACCTGGGCGCGCACGATGCGTGCGTTGGCCAGGTACTCGGGGTCGGTGTGCTTCGCCGTCATGACGCACCGCCCGGTCCGGGATGGTCCACGTGGTCCACGTGAATCCCGTATCTCTCCTTCTTCTTCTTCCCGTGCAGTGGGTAAGGAGGAAGGTGGACCACCTGGACCGGCCTACTCTCGACAGGGCAGGAACGTGGACCGGGAACCTGGACCACGTGGACCGCACCCCCCGCCGATCCTGGACCACACGCCATGTCAGAGGCGGAGCCTCCTTTCCAGGTGGGCGCGGGAGGCGCGGACGTGGACCGCGCGGCCGCGCCGGCGGCGCCGACCTGGACCGCACTCACTGCATGCTCCCGAACGTCTCGACGACGCTGATGCCGGTGTAGAACCAGGTGCGGCCCGTGCCGGTGCGGGGGCGGGCGCTGCCGAAGCCGAGCTGCGCCATGCGCCGGCCGAACGGGACGAGGGCGAGCGGCGAGTAGCCGTTGCGCGAGCACCAGCCCTTGTAGCGCGCGTAGACCGCGGCGCGGGGCGACATGGCGTCGTCCTCGCGCTCGACCTTCTCGTCGTCGTCGAGCCACGCGACGATGGGGTCGGCCTCGTCGTGGAGGCGGTCGGTCGCCTCGCGCGCGGCCTGCGGCGGGTCGAAGCGGCCGCGCGCCATGAGGTCGCGCAGGCCGTCCATGGCGCGGTTGAAGATCCCCGGGATGTCGTCGATGAGCAGCTGCTCGTCGAACGGCTTGCCGTTGTCGACGACGCTGCGGGTGAGCTCGATGACCTCCCAGCGTCGACGCCAGCCGTGCGAGTTGTCGGACGTGCGGAAGAACTCGTTGCTCGCGAAGATCGGCACGGCGTAGGGCACGAACTCGAACGACTGCCCGAACTTGCGCGAGGCGTTGATCGCGTCGCCGCCGGTGATCTCCTTGAGGATCTGCGGGTCGGAGAGGAACCGGCTCGAGAGGTCACCCGAGATGTTGGCGATCTTGCCGTAGAGGCCGGAGGTCGCGAAGCGGTCGTCGACGAGCTGGTGCATGCTGATGCTCGAGTAGTTCTCGCGGCCGAGCATGCAGCGGATCACGCGGAGCAGGGTGCCCTTGCCGTTGCCGCCCGGGCCGTAGAGCATGAAGATCTTCTGCAGCGGGTTGCCCGTCATGAGCAGGTAGCCGAGCACCTCCCACATGTGGCGGTGCATCTCCTTGTCGTCGCCGAGCACGTCGTTGAGCCAGTCCATGAACGCGTGCGGGATCGCGCCGGGGTCGTACTTGATCGGGAGCTTGGTCATGGCGCCGAGCGCGTGCGAGTGCGCCTCGAGGTCGCCGGAGCGCCACCAGTAGATGCCGTCCTCGAGCACGATGTAGTCGAGGTAGCCGCTCGGGAGGTCGGGCAGGCCGACCTCGGGCAGGTCGATGTTGAGCAGGTGCGCTTCGACCTGCCCGCACACCGATGCGCTGTAGCGTGCGCCGAGCGCCTTCGCGACGCGCTTGGTGACGATCTGCGGGTCGCGGACGAAGATGCCGCCCTGGTAGACGTACATCTCGCCATCGGCGCCGCGGCCGAGCGTCGTCGGCTCGTGCGCGACGTGATCGGCGATGAGCGTCGCGTCGAGCTTCCCGGTGTCCGGGTCGTGGAACTGCGAGATGGACGTCACGCCGGGTACTCCCATGGCTCACACTCAGGCAGCGCGGCGATGGTCGCGAGCACCTGGCGCTCGAACTCGAGGCGGTCGTAGATCGGGCAATCGGTCATCGCCCCGACCTCCGTGCCTGCACGGCGACGATGAGCCAGAGCACGGCGGCGAGCGGCAGCGCGATCTCGGCCGGCAGCGCGTCCGGGCTCACGGCAGCTCTCCGTGCATGTCCGCGAGCTTGAGCGACAGGCGTCCGAGCGCGATTCGCACGTCCTCGAGGTGCGTGCGCACCGCGACGCCGTCGACCTCAGTCGGCTTCTCCGGCAGCAGGCCGAGGTGGAACTCGGCGTTGCGGAGCGACTCGGCCGCGGCCTTCGCGTCCTTGAACGCCTCGGTGACTTTGCTCATGATTCCGGTGTCCCTTCGATCGGGTAGCCGAGCCCTGCGAGCTCGAGGAAGGTCTGGTGCAGGTGCTCGTTCTGCTCGAGCAGCGCGAGGCACCGGCGCGCGAGGGCGAGCCGGTCGAGCGGATCCGCCACGGGCTTCATCGCCCGGATCGGGATCGTGCTCACGATGCGCGCGCCTCGACGTCGGCGCGGTTGTAGCGGCGGTGGTTGCCGGCCGGTCGGATCGTGCGGATCTCGCCGGCGTCGCCGAGGCGGGCGACGGTCTTGGGGTCGACGCCGAGGATGGCCGCGGCTTCGCCCGGCTTGATCCATGCCGCCTCGTCGGGAGTAGTTCGGTCCGTCATATCGGTGGACGATACATGACGGAGTGGCCTAATCGGACATTTCGGTCAAGTTTCTTGCGATTTGTCCGAATTGTCCGATATCGTCATCGGCATGAGCGATGCAATGGCCGCGGGGCAGACCCCGAACGTCGACGCCGAGATCGGGCGCCGGGTGTTCCACAAGATGTGGGACATGAAGATCACGCAGACGCAGATGGGCGCGCGCATCGGCGTCGGGCAGTCGACGCTCTCCAAGAAGCTGCGCGGCGAGCGGCCGTGGTACTCGGCCGAGCTGCGGATCGCGGCGGACACACTCGGCGTGTCGGTCGGCTACCTGTTCGGCGAAACGGAGAAGGCCCCCGACCCGAAGGTCGGAGGCCTGTGGCTCCCCGGCTTGGACTCGAACCAAGAACCTGCCGGTTAACAGCCGGCTGCTCTGCCAATTGAGCTACCGAGGAATGCTGTCCGCTCTCGCGGCAACCAGAACAGCTTAGCAAATATCAGAGGCTGT